AGCTAAAAGGAGATCTTCTCCTAAAAGGGAAAGGTCACTTAATTTAAGTTTCCTCTCCCTTAGAAATGTACCTAACACATACATACCAAATTTAATCGGTATGGATGTGTTGGCTATTGTTATTGTTTTCATGTGTTAGGATTTTAAATTATGCTTTAGTTGTCTTCACGATGGCTCCTGTAACTTCAAATGATGCTGAATAGCTTACATTTTCTTCCACTCCTGCGTTAAGGTCTAATGATGTACAAATGGCACTCATTGTATACACGTTATCACCTACAACGTCGGTTGTAAATTTAATGGTTAATGCCGTACCTGCAATTAAATCGCTAAATAAGTCATCGAACAAATAATTAGTAGAAGCATCTCCAGGGCCAGCGTACAAAGCCTCCGTAGAAAGGGTTCCCGATAACTGTCCTTTCTTTACCTCTCTCCATCCGCCCGATGCGCTATCCTTTGTAAGAATTTCACGCATAGCAGATGAAATATTCATTTGGCATGAAGTTGCGTAACCTATCGCAGTGCTATCTTTGTATAGTCGCATCAACGTACCATTAATAATGCCAGTAGTTGCCATGTTTATTTATTTTTTTTGTTTAGTAATTTTTTCTTCATCTGCCTCGTCTGCAAAATATGAGTTAGGCACTGGAATAGGAATATAGATTGGGTCTTGCTGAACTTGATCTTTCTGTGGCATTTGTTCAACGACAAAAGATTCATCAAGTAGTTCTGCAATGCCATCTTTTATCATTTGTTCGCCATATTCAGATAGAAAAACGCCTACTTTACCCGGCTCTTTCCCGTTCCATTCTTTTAAAAGTCTTAATTTCATCTTTTCATTTTTACCATAAAATCAATACTCATCCAATATACAGATAATTCAGCATTAAACACCTGTGATGTAGCTGACATATACTTTATACTTTGCACCTCAACACCTTCAACTATACCAACAAACCTGTCTAATCTATTTCTAATAAGGTTAGATAATATTTGCGTATCATCATAATTTTGAGTGTAAACATCTATTTGTAGTGTAATTTCCTCTAAGTTACTTTGACCATCTTTAAAATCAACAGGAAGGCTATTTACAATAGTATATACCACAAATGGATATTGTACGTTTTGAGGCACAATGTCAGGATAAATCTTACTCCCAACATAAGCCAATATTTCGCCATCGGTGGATAATCTACTATAGATAAGTTTTCCTATCATGATACTTGCCAGAATTTTTTAGGTCTTTCCTGCATTATGAAAATACATTCATCACGCATGGTTTTAATAACTTTTTCCCTACTCAAATTTCTTGCCTTCACTACTATTTTATTGTACCATGCTCGCGTACTTCCGAATACCATGTGAGCGTAAAATCCATTCGTTCCTTCGCTGCTATTAATGCCTCTATTCATTGTATTTCTTTTATACAATGGCCCAATAGCACCAACGGCTCTTTTGTATGATACAAGGTTTTTAGACAAATCAATAATAGACTTTCTTAGATTACCCGGTTGTACAATCATTGAAGCGCCATCATTTTTAGCCCAACCTTGCATTTTTTTATTACTGAAAGGATTGGTGCTAATTCTGTGAGGTTTACTACTAACAGGTACTAATGATTTATAAACTTGTAATGCAATTGGAGTAGCTGAATCAATTACTCTACTTCTTTCTTTTACCGTACATTGCTCCATTAATTCTGCAAACTCAATCACAGCATCTGCTAAACCTACCACTCTTAGGCTCATGCCTTGAAAACTCCTTCTACCTGCGTAGTTAGACTTTTGAAGGTCTTTAAGGTGATTTATTTGTTTAGCTGATAAATATCCCATAGTAAAATATTAATTAGGAGAACACCTAAGCATTCTCCTAATATTTAGGCAACTGTTAAAGTTAATGCAGATACATTAAATTTCACTTCATCACCAGATGCAACAGTTTTTGCAGTTGTTAATGGACCGTAAAATAACATATTACCAGCCCCAGCCGTAACAACATCAAACACCGCTACGTGTGTTACAGTTGCCGCACTTGCTGCGTTAGTAGTGACAGTTATTGTACTTGTATTTGTTAAAGTACCAGCACCTCCTGTTCCTCTAGTCCATCCATTTGCTGCTACGTTTACCCTTGCTAAATAAGCACCAGTATGTAAACCTGCATCAGTAGGGTCAGCTGTGTAAAGTTGTACCCAAGTACCACCAGTTAAAGTAGATGCAAAAGCACTACCATTAATCCAGCCAGTAATTTGGTCTTCTAAATAATTTGAAAAAGCACTCATAATTTATAGTTTTTAACGTTAAAAATTTATTTCTTCCCAGTTGCCTGTTTCCTCGTTCCATTGATACATTTTACCATCGTTTGGATAAGGTATTGGGCTTTGCCAAAGACAAGTTTCTTCGTTTAATGTCCATGAAGGAAAAGGTTTAGGAGGGATAAAAGCATCCCTAATACTATCGTAATAATACCCTATTCCAGCATAGTTTTTACGAAAGTTGCCGTTATAAGATGTTTGTTTCCAATAATTGTAGTTTAATAGATTTATTAAAAAATCTATTCCTAATTTTTCGATTTCAACATCATTTATTGTAATAATATCGTTAGATACAACGTTAACTTCGATTACAAAATTATTTATATCAAGTTTTGCAAAATGTGCCATATTATTAATTAAAATGTAATAGAACCATTAGCTGTAAATTTATAATAGGTATAACCACCGCTTTCAACTCTTGTTGGAGAGCCAGTAGTTGCAGATGCAGTTACTGAACCTGATATTCTTATAATTAATATACCACTTCCTCCTCTACCTCCATAGGTTGTATAACTACCTCCACCTCCTCCGCCAGTGTTTGCAGCACCTTCAGCGCCAAGACCAGTAGCACCAGCACCGCCGCCACCTAATCCTTTAGCCCCTCCGCTACTACTACCTCCTCCACCGCCACCGCCAGCAAAATAATATGTGCCAGAAACATTTTCCCCACTCGTAGTTGCTGAACCCCAAGAACTAAACGTAGTAATACCATTACCTCCTTTTGCTCCTGCACCAGATGTAGCATTACTACCAGCAACCGATGAACCTCCACCGCCACCGCCAGAATTAGTTGAACCCGCACCTCCATTAGTACCATAACCAGTACCACCTGTAGATGTTTGATTTGTTGAACCTCCGTTATTTGCACCTGTACCACCACCACCTGAACCACCTGAACCACCAGCTTGTGTAAAAGATGCACCTCTACCTCCACCTTTTGCCGCAGTTAATCCTGTAAATGTTGTATCACTACCAGGACCAGAACCTTGTATTGTACCAGTACCTCCACCGCCAACTACAATAGTGTATGATGTATTTTTATTTAAAACTTCATTAGATTTATTAAAAATTCCACCAGCACCTCCACCGCCTCCTTCACCACCGCCACCGCCAGCAACTAATAATAAATCAACTGTAACAGTAGATGCTACAACATCCAACGTCGCTCCCGTCACCGTTGCCGCTCCCGTTACACTTGCCGCCAAGGTTGCGGTTCTTAAAAGACTTGCATCTGTTACAGAACCCGAAGCCATTAATGAAGAAACAAAAGTAACACCGATACCTGCCTCAACGTTTGTCTGTGCCGTTGCAGTCATTGAAGCGGAGATAATCCTTGTTATTTGTGCGTCAACTGTTGTCTGTGCAGTTGCATTTAACTGGGCATTAACTGTGTATGATAATGTAGCATTTGCCGTTGTGTTAGCCGTAGCATTTGCAGCTGCGTTAACTGGTATAGATAACTGTGCCGTACTTTGTGTATTAGCCGTAGCTGTAGCACTTGCCTCTATAACTTTAGTTAATGTAGCGTTTAATTCTGTCGTTGCGCTTGTGCTTGAACTACTTTCTAATGTAACTGTGCGTAAAATATTAGCCGCAACAGTGCCTAATGCATTTAATGCAGCATCTACACTAACAGAGCCTTGCGTTACAACATCAATAGCAGCCGATGTCGTAGCACTTGAATTTAATGTACTTAATAAAGTTTTACTTACTAAAGCATTTGCCGATAAAGTAGCATTTGCATTTAATGTACTATCTATATTTATAACCTTTGTCACCGCAGCAGCTAAAGTGCCGTTTGCCGTAACATCGCTATTTATTGGTATCACTTTTGTAGCACTGGCAGAAAGATTACCAGATGCGGAAAGGGAAGCAGCCGCCAAGACTTGACCTTGTTGGCTAACTGTTAATTCAGCGTTTGTTGTTGCTATCGCATTCATTGCAGCAAGGACATTGTGTATCACTTTAATATTGGATGATACACTGCCATTAGCTGAAAGGATGGCAGCAACGGAAACACCGGTAATAATGTAGGAATCGTAAAACTCGCCTTGAAAACTTATAAATCTTCTATCGTGACTAACTTTTAAATTCTTAACTTGATATAATTTATCACCCCAAACTACGCGAGATTCCTCGGTGATGGATGAATTATAACGGATGGTAAAATCGCAAATATTCTTTGCCGTATTTTTACCTTCAATAATTGTCTCGTTTGATCCTGGCAACTTGCTTTCTGCAAATGCCCAGATAGTCGCAACATCTGCCCAACTTTCGGAAGCAAAACCAGTTAAACTCCGTGACCGGTTAACATTTTGAAGGATAATCCTATCCCTCATTTTGCCCGTAACTTCGTTTTTGTTGTACTTCATTAGAAAAGTTGTACTCGATATTGGTCTAATAAATATTCAGATGCTGTAGGTAATTTTTTGACATAATCTTGTCTATTATCGTAAGCATCTGTAATCATTAATAAAATAGCTTGCTTTATTTGCCCTGGAACTGATGAAGCATCAGAACCATAACCAGCCGTATAAGTAATGGTAACATCATTTATATTACCGTACAATGTGGGCCATGTTTTACCGTAGGCTAATGATAGCCTTGCAGGTTTTTCAAATGTATCTACAATATAGTTTGAACTATTAAAAGTCTGTGTAGTATTTTGGCTATCTGCGTATTGAAAAGATGAAACAGATATTACCGGAGATACAGATAAGTAAATAGTACTTAATTGAAGCCTATCTAATTTTTCCGTAATTGTTTGAGTTATTAAAGCCTGATTCAAATAACGCTCGGCTGCCTGCCTTGCACTTTGCAACAAAGTAGTAATAAGAGTATCTTCAGTTGAATCGTCAACTTTTAGATAATCCTTTACTTCTTGTAGTGTAAAGATTTCGTTTGCAGGTTGCGTAGTTATTTTCCAAGCCATGTTCTAAATTTTAAAGAGGGATGGATATTACTACCCATCCCATTTTTTATTTACTAGGTCAACTTATTAGCTAAGTGCTTAATAGCAGCAGCTTGTAATAGTTTACCATCATATCTCGCGTACAACAAGAAGCCTAACTCCATTTCATCCATGAAACGTTCACGCAATGGCACTAGAACATTGTTTGAAACTTGACGAATGATGTATTTAGACCAATCACCGAAATAAATAATCTTTGCAGCAGTTGCCTGTGTTCCTGTCAAATCGTTGTTTATGTAGAAATTGTAACCCAATAATTTATCAGGAATACCGTCTCTTAATGATGGTTGAAATAAAGTTGTGTTGCTATTGTCTAAGTTTAGTTTTCTTACCGCACTTAAAATAGTGTCGTGCATCATAAATGCTGCCGATGGACTATTTCTGTAAGCAATGTCAACTGAATGAATAAGGTCAACTAAGTTGGATGCAGTGAAAGCCGTTTGACTTGCAGAAACCGCGCCTTGTGTAGTGTTAGCGGAAAAACCTGTAGGCTTTCCAGAACCATCACCAGAAGTGAATGCTGCGTTCAAACCTCTACCTAAACGCTCACCTAACATGATTGGTAATTCTGTGTTCAATAGACCAAACTCGTCATTTGCCCATTCAACAGATACTTTTACCAATGTGTTAATCACGTGTGCAGCAAATGTTTCACGCGTAAAGGTCATGTCCTGTACAGTAACCGCTCCACCTTCAGTATGCCATGAACCAGTTGTGCCTGTGTCATTTACTTTAGGGTAGTACAAAGTACCTGCCTGTGGAGTAGTAATAACACGAGATACCTGTAACATTGGGCCATAATAAGCCATTGTCTTTTCAAGATCGTAGGAAAATTGATAAGGAATGACAAAACCACCAGCTAAGCCACTTTCAGAAGTAGTAATAGTTGCCGTACCTCTCATTTCTTTAAGCAATGATTGGTCTTTGCTACTCAACTCTCTTTTGGCGATAGCTTTCATGAATGCTACCTGATATTCTGGAGACTTTACAATCTCTCTTTTATCAGTTGGCAATGCAGCGATACTTTCCTCAATCTTATTAATACCTCTCTCTTCAGTATTAATGTCGTTCCATCTTTCTAAACGAGAAATTTGGTCTGTATAGTTTTTA